TCTCATTCACTGTCCTTGCCATACCTGTATAACTATTTTTTCAACTAACAATGAAATCGACAGAGATATACCAATATCCAACACCCTCAAGCGCATCTTCAATTACATCTGGAGCCGTTGCGGGAGCATAGCCCTTGCTTGCATATAGCGACACCACCGATTTGTTAACAACTGGTGGCAGAAGCAGCTTCGTGCCGGGATTAACGATAGCAGTCAATGGGATGTCGTTCAACAATGCGATGTCGTAAGCCGCATCAGCGCTCCCGCACCGCATCATCGCCACGTCAACCAGCGATTGTCTTTCTATCACATTAGCTTCTGCCATAACATCATCAATAAAGCCATGGCTGGCCCATGAAAACCAGCCATAGTATATTGTTTTCTACTTCTTTCTCCTGTCTAGGGCATCGCTCGCAGCTTTAGCCGCATTTATTACGATACCGATAAGACACAATGTCTTGCTAGTTGGCACGATTCTGCTTACTACTGTATAGACAGAGAACACTACTCCGATAACTGTAATTGCTGTTTCCATGATATTTAAAATGGTTTTAAATGATTACTATATACTATCCAATATTCAACTTCTCTATGCTCTCGCATACTCTGTCGCAGTTTTCGCAGTCGAGCATCGACAGCCATACGAGTATTTTATCGTTTGTTTTTTTCAGTTCAGATATATGCTCGTGCATCTTCTCCAGCTCCTCACTGAGTCTGGCGTTCTTGTCTATCGCTGCTTTCAGTTCTTTCGTCAGATTTTCAGCTGTTTCACGCCATATCTTTATAGCTTCCTGAACGTTTTCGAGTTCGTTTTGCTTTGCTTCAGCTTCCGCTTTCTTCCTTTTCCCTCCAATTGTAACCACCGAGACTATGCCGCCACCTGCCACGAATGTCAAGACGAGGCCTGTTATTTCTACCCAGTTCATTTCTTCAATCTTTAAAGTAAACTTCAAGTTCTGCCTTTCTTCTCACCGCCAGCCCTGGTAAATCCTTCCCGCCAGCTTTTGTCCATTTCATCCATTCAGATGCCACCAATTCGCTTGTTTTGTCTTTTTTTATTGCTTTTAACAACCCGCTTCGCACGAACCCACTGAACCCGACATTGTAGATGAAACTCATCAAAGCATCGAATTGCGCCTGTGTTAATCCAAGTTGTAGGGCTGTCAGCATAGCCTCGTCTTTTTGAAGGTGTTCCCTAAGCATATCCTCTGCTTCAGTCACGCTAATGCTCATCCCTGCTGTTACTCCGTGTGTCGTGCCATAGCCTATCGTCCACCGTCCAGCGGGACAACGATACGCATCTCGCTTAAATCCCTCGAACTTCTTGATAAGGTCAACACCAACCTGCGACGTTTTCATTTCTTTGTTTTTTAAGTGTTAATATTCACCTTTACACTGTCTTTCACCTCGTCCCACGCGATGCCAATCCTTGCGAGCTGGTTCTTTATGTCGTTATCAAGCTTCGGCATATTAACATCTCCCCTCACATAGCGTGTCAACCCAACTCCAAGAACTTGGTCTTCTTTAATGTCTCCCGGTCGAGCCCGCAATACGATAGCCGTTTCCTGCATCGTTGTGTCGCCTATCACAAGCCCACTTTTTATACGGCCACTCGTGTCGCGAACAACCACAACCTGAGGGTTCCAGCCAGTGTCGAGCAATATGCCTTTGCGTGCCATATCAATGCGTTATTTTTTCGTCTTCTAATTCTTGTTTAGTCGTGTTGTTAAACACAAGCGTCACGTCTGGTGGAGCTGCAGATGATGCAGGAGTAGTTAATACAGGTGGACCAGGCGAACCCGATGGATAAGGAATATAGGCGTGTTGATGATTTTTAAGTTTGTCTTCAAGCCTGTTAATCCTTTCAATCAACTTTTCTATCTTCACCAGACCCCCATTATCACCACCATTATTTTCTTCCAACTCGCATTCCTCGCAGAACAAGAGTATGCAACGGGTTTCTTCCCACTCCGTCAGTGCTATTAGGCACTTCGTCTTCGACTTCGGCTTGCGGTACTGGCTTCCCATTCCCAGCATAACGTCGAGGTACTCGCCTTCGTCGCCGATGCCTGTTGCTACCATCGTTTTTTTTGCCCAGTTCACGCTCTTGCATGTAACCCATCTCAGCTCAGCCTTAGCCGACTTTTTCACGTGCATCGCCAGCAACCGGTCAAATTCTTCGAGTTCCTTTTCTAGCGACATATTGTTTCTTAGTTATCGGTTGAATCACCAAGCGTAACAGACTGTACGTATGTCATGTCTTCTACGCTTGCTCTTTTTTGTATGCTATCTATGTAGTACGTGCCGTTTTTCTCAGGGAACAAGCCGCTTTTCAACTCCATCTTGCCAAGAACCTCCACGTGCGGTATTGCGAACAGGTTTATCGTCCCGGTCAGTCCTGGTTGTTTGGCTTTCTTAAGGCTATCTTCAGCTAGTTTTTTTGCAGCAGCATAGCTTAGTCCTTGCCGTTCGAGTTCAATCACCGTCCCTCCGTCTTCCCCTGCCTCTGCCTTCAGAACCGACCCCTGTTTCTGCCATGTCTTCACCACCACTTTCACGGTGTCAACGGTCTTAACTTGCAAACTGTCTCCCGCCGCTCGCTCCACAACCTGCCTCACCGTGCCTGCCTTCTCGTTTGTGTACTTGTTGCTCACCAGTTTTTTCCCAACGAAATAGCTGTGTATGCCGATGTTCTTCAAGTCCGAAAGTATCTGAGCCGCCGTTTGGTTCACGTATCTTACGTCACCAATCTCCACATCTACGCACTCTATCTCGTAACCTTTTGCGATAGTACTCAGCAACTCTTTAAGCTTCATGTCAGACTTCACCACCGTTACTCGCCTGCGCTTCAGCTGGTACATCTCGTCTTCCATGGTCAAAACCATCGGCATTGACATCCCCACATTCAATATATAGCCAGTGAACTCTTCCTCTGGCTTATTGTTCACCCCCATTTTTATGCTAACAGGGTCTCCAGCTCGAAATGTCTCCCTGAGCTGCTGAGCTTGTCGTTCGCTAGCTGTTCTTGCAAGTTTTACCTCGGCCGTGTTGGTTAGCGTTCGCCAGCTCTGGTTCACAACGATGCTTGTCCACCGCCTCACATTCAGAGCAGCCCTGCCCTTATGGGCTGGAAACAATATCTCGCACGTTACCGCTAGTGTCATTTTCTTTTCGAGTTATTATGTATCAACTACACCTCCATCAGTATGTCCTCGTCGCTCGTGGCCTTGAGGGTGTAAGGCATAATACTTGGGTATCCCTTCTGGGGAATGAACTCTAAGTCGTCTATCACGATTCGAGAAATACCCCTGTTGAAAAACAACGACCCTGCCTTTTCTCCGATATTCAATGCCCCCGCTACCTCGTTGAGCTTCTGTAGTGCATACATCTGCTCTTCTACCGTCGTCTGACCGGTGCGGCTCGTGTCTTCGAAGATTATACCCTGCATAGTTATGTCCCAATCGGCCATTCCGAAGATATTCTTAACGCTACCGCCTCCGCCGCTTGTCATTGTCTTGCCAATCAACTTCGACTGCTTGAAACTCACCATCGTCGCAACGGGGAACTCGAAGTCACTCACCTGGGCATCCTTCAACTTGCCGTCGAATTTGTCGTAACTCTTGTATTTGCCGCCCTGTTTAGAACTTCCTTCTATCCAGAACGACCCGATGACGGGTGTCCCAAGCATCGATAGCCTATCAATATCATCCCTGCCAACTGCCTTTACTCCCGGGAAAGGCTTTGCGAGGTAGTGCCAGTGTATGCCATACGGGACGTAAATCGGACTATTGAATCCAAACACCTTCCCAAGCATGCTCGTCACGAACCCCGCGTCGATGTTTGGTGATATTCCAGTCCCTGCCATTTTTTTTAGTTATGAGTTATTAGATGTGATATGTGAGATAAAATCCTGTTTCACAAATACCAAAAATCATTATTCATCATATTCTCGCGCAAACCAATTGTTAATTCGTAATTCTTAATTCGTAATCGCAATAACACCGTCCCTCAGTCTCTCGTTAATAACGCCCACTAACTTCTCTGCCATTGCACGCACGTCAGTACCTGCGCTGACGGTGAAGTAGTTTTTTATCTCGATTTTTTGCGTTATTGATTTCGTTCCGCCAATGCTACCGCCACCCATCGAGCCGAGCGTGTTGCTCGTCGCAGTTGGCAAGAGGCTTTTGTTCTTGTCTGTTGTAGGTTTCGACACAGCCGTTTCTGCAAGCACGCTTTTTATCTCAGTGCTACCTTTCTTGCTTGCGGCATCTCCGCCTACCTTCGTCGCAGCACTTCCCTCAATTTCCTTTTTGGTTGTGTCTATGCTAAGTTGTATTGCCTGCCGCTTTGCCTCGTCTGCCTTCGTGGTGCCTGTGATAGCTTCTTTCTGTTCCTCCAGTTGTTTCAGCTTTTTCACCTTTTCGGCGTTCTCTGGTGCTTCCATCGGGTTCTCCTTCCAGTAGTCTTTCATACCGTCGTTGTACCCCTTCGCGAAGCTTCCGCCAATATCGGCACCAACCTTCGCCATGTCATCCCACAGCTTCGTGGCTATGTCTGCGAACTTGAAATCGGTATCGAACCATTTACGCGGATCGAAAACACCTTGCAACACCTTCAGAATTGCCTCGGCAATCGCCCATATATCCTTGAAAATACCAGTGAACACGGATTTTATGAACTCCCACACTCCCCACACAATACCCCTGAATGTCGATGATGTCTCGTAGAAATAAGCCGACAGAGCCGTCAATCCTGCTATTGCCGCAGCTATCCACCCTATGAAAGGTATGTTGAAAATCGCCGTTGCAAAACCCATTGCAGAGGTACTCATCGCCCCGAATCCACCGCTAACCAATGTGCTTATAACGGGCATTGTGCCCAGAACATTGAGCAACATCATCACACCTTGACGTGCGTTGGCCAGGTTTGCCATCACGCTCACCCCGCCCGCCAGCGTGTTCACGAATGGCGATATGTCGCCCACGGCATTGAAAAACGATATGCCGAGGTCTTTCACCCACGCCTCTGTACGTTTCATCCGTTCGCCGAACCCGCTCATCACGATATCGGCTTGCTCCGTTGCCGTTTGCGTGCCGTGAATCTTCTCTGCCATAGCCTCCTGGTATGGTATGCTGCGGAGAAGTATGTTTGCCGCCGCTGCGTTTTCTACACCGAACAACTGTGCAACCAGCGTGGCATCTGCCTGTGCCTTGCTCAATTCTCGTAGCCTCGTGGTGAATGGAAGTGTTTTATCACTCACCACGTCGTAGTTCACACCAAGCTTCCACAACTTCTCCTGCGCGTCTTTCGGCAACACGTCCAGCCCTGCCATCTTGCCCATCACGTTTCGCAGAGCCGTTCCTGCCTCTGCGCCGTACTTTCCTCCCTGTGCAAGTGCCTGGATGGCAGCATTCGTTTCCTCGAAGCTCACCTTCTGGTTCGTGGCCTCAACGCCAGCAACTTTTATCGCCTCGGTTATCTGTGGAACTTCGGCAGCTCCCTCTTTTGCTGATGCAGCCATCACGTTCATCATCTCGGTCATTGCCGCCGCAGCCCGTATTGGGTCTGCCGTATCGACACCGAATTGAAGCATAGATGTTGTTAGTGCGTCCATCGCCCCTGTAGCATCGCCACCCATCGTTTTACTGAGGGTAGCGATGTTGTTGCCCATCATCTCGAGTGCTTCACCGTTTTTCGCAACGTCTGGTCCCAGCCTGCTCAGCACGCCCTTGTAGCTCTCAACCATCGCACTTGCATCTACGCCAAATGCGATGCCGCTTGCCCTTGCCTTCTCGCCAAGGTCTTGCAGTGCCGTGCCTGTTACACCCGTCAGAGCCTCCAAGTCTTTCAACTGTGCCTCGAAATCAACCCCCGGTTGTATAAGTGCGTTGAAGTCGTCCTTCAGCTGAGTAACGCTCTGGTGTATGGCGAAGAGGTCAATGTTCGACATCTCGCGTAGTTTTTTGCCCGTCGTTTCCGATTTCTGTCCAACCCCGTCAACGCTCTCGCCAGCCGTGCGGCTTGCTTGCGTTAGCTCCTTCATTGGGCCAGTTATCTTATCAACAAGTTCAAGTATCCATTGTGTCGTCGTTGTTGCCATCGCCCTCTTTGCTAAACATCTGCACCATAACCTTGCTCACGGCGGTATACATCGCCGCCTCCATTACTTTTCGTTCAAGTGTAAGTAGGTACAAGCATTCTGCATACTTCTTGCACCAATCGTCCTCGGTAAGTTCATCGGGGTTTATGCCGTGAGTCCTGCGGATAAGGGCGTCACCCTCTAGGATGAAATCGCCCTCTACTTCGTGTCCCGCTACACTTTCTTTAAAAAACTCGCAGCAGGTTGAATCATCTCCTTCACCTGTGTCATGAATCCAGTATAGACTATCCCGTCTTCCAGAGCTCCAACATCACCTCCTACTATAAGATTCTTCTGTGCATAATCAATGAACTCGTCTATATTGTCATTTTTGCCGAGGTGGGTCATTATCTTTATGTCGTTCTTGTCAGGTCGCCTCACGAGAAATTCGTGTTTTTCGCCTTTGTCTACCATTTTGCCATCACCATCGAACGTGGGCGGTTCCACCACCACCGTCAGCAGCTTCACAGGCCCGTACTTTGCTTTCGCCTCTGCTATCTCTTTTTCTCCTATCGCCACTGCCGCAACACCAGCCGCCATGGCGAAGCTCGCCCCAGTCTCCACCGGGTATTTGCTGTTGATACTCGTTGCCGTTGCAACTCCCACGAACATAAGGCACACAAGCCCCAGTAATATTTGTTTAATCGTCCAGTTTTTCATCTTTAAATTCTGTTTAAATTGATGATTGAAAATTGAATTAAATGTCGTTCCACACAATCTTAGGAGTGTACAGCTTTAAGGTTGTCCCCACCACCTTATCTCCTTGTTTCACGTCAATGCCTCTGCCAATGATGACACAGTTTCGTATCCTGTCCTTGACTTTCTTGCCGCCATATTGGTACACCACGAGGATGTCGAATGGGGCAATGCTACTAAGGTGCGCCCCTGGCACAAGCATAGATTGTATTGCGTTTATCTCTTCGAGAAGGAGTGTTATCTCTGCGGTTGCCTTGTAATTTCCATCGGCATACCCTATATCTTCATCTCCTGCGCCTTTCACGCCTTCAATCTCTAGGCTGTCATCATATTTTATAGCTCGTATACCCTCCACATCCCTTCCGAGCATGTTGAGCTTAACACTATTCCACCCGGCTATTTTGCCGAACTTGTTTATAATTGTTGCTACACTAGGCATCTTCTTTATAATTTATTGGTTAAACCAACGTCCACTGAAAACTCGTGAACGATATCCTTTATTTGCAACCACCCGCTCACTTTCAGAGGCGTGTCCTCGTTCACCGTCTGCGCTGGGTCGATGAATATGCTCATGTCGGTTATGTTTCGCTGGGCTATCATCACCTCCAAGTTCTTACGCACCAAACCAGCTGTGGCATCTATCCAGTTCTCGTCTATGAGACCGCCTTTTTTAGGCACTCCACTACGAACCAGTGGTATTAGCGTCCGTCGAATCAACCTCGCACCCTTGTTCCAGATGCAGTTGTTGTTGAAGTACGCGTAGTCACTATCCTTGTCAACGCATGATGGGCATCCGTTCAGGTAGTAGCCGTCGTATTCCTCGAAACGGCCCACGTACCACCATCCCTTGTTGCTAAGGCTCTTCTGTTCTGCTGCACTCATGCTGCTGAATGTCTTACCATCGCTCAGTGCCGCGCTCAGCCACCTTCCTCTTGTCTCGTCAACAAGCGAGAAACTTTCCTCTCCCTTTCGGTTGTCGGGGTAGTTGTCTATGCTCACGCTTCCGATATCCTCGTGAACGTACCTCACCGCTATGCTTCCAAGAGCGGTGCCGATGGCTGCTCGTTTAGCATATGCTGCGTTCAATGATGCTATTGCAGGGTCTTGTGCAAGCACGTAGTTAACCCCTGATGCCGTGATGCTCCGGTTGTTGTTGTAACCCGTGATTGCTATTTGCGTTGCACCACCAACTCCTTCCACCACCACACCGTCTATAAGGATGTGTTCATCGGCGAAGGC